CGCTGGTGGAGGTGGAGGAGCTGGAGGTTTTAGATTTGCAGCACCAACTTTATCACCTGCAACTTATCCAGCAAAACCTTTAGCAGGTCCAGCAGCTATAACGGTAACAGAACAAGGTTATCCAATTGTTGTTGGAGCAGGTGGAGCAGGAATTGATGGACCGCCGGCATTTTCAAATAATGGTGTAGATTCAGTTGCTTTAGGAATTACATCCACAGGTGGCGGAGGTGGTGGTCTTGGTATGTCACCTCCCGGTTCAGGTTTTCCAGGAGGTTCTGGAGGTGGTGCCGGAACGTGTAATGCAGGTGGTCAAGGAGTTGGTAACACACCTCCTGTAAGTCCATCACAAGGAAATAGTGGAGGTACTTCAGTTGGAGCTGGTTTTGCTTCTGGTGGTGGAGGAGGAGGTGCTATTGCAGTTGGTGCTAATGGAACACAGGGACCAGGCAATTCACGTGGTGGTCCTGGTGGTGCTGGTGGTGGATTTCCTAATCATTTTGGAACTTCAGGTCAATCTTCAAGTCCATTTTATTATTTTTCTGGTGGAGCTGGAGCTGGACCAAGAAGCTGTTCAACTACTCCTGCCCCTACTGGAGGTTTAGGTGGAGGTGGAGGTGGAGCAACGCCTAACGGTTCGGTTGGAACAACGAATACTGGTGGTGGTGGAGGATCAGCTTCTGGTAATGCCGCAGGTTCTAGTGGTGGTTCAGGTATAGTAATTATAAGGTATAAATTTCAATAGATAAAAATTATGGCACACTTTGCAAAAATATCAGAAAATAATAAAGTATTAACAGTTCATGTTTTAGATAATTTGAACATGCAAAACGTTAATGGTGTTGAAGATGAAACAGTCGGGCAAAAATATTTAGAACAACACAGTAACTGGCCCGCAGAAATGTGGATTCAGACTTCATACAATACATTTAATAGTATTCATAAATTAGGTGGAACTCCACTTAGAGGAAACTATGCAGCTATAGGTTATGACTGGGACGAAACAAATCAAATTTTTTGGCCTCCAAAACCTAGTTATCCATCTTGGGTAAAAAATATTTTAACAGCTACATGGGAATCCCCAATAGGTCCCGATCCAACAATAACAGCGGAACAACAATCACAAAATACAGCAGCAACTCATTTTTGGAAATATTCGTGGAATGAAAATGATCAAACTTGGAACTTGACAAACTACCTAGCATAAATTAAAAATGGTGGTGGTATGCAGAAGAAAGTATTAACAGAGCAATCTATATATTACGGCAATGTTTCAATGCCAAAGCATTGGGAGATAGATCAAAATGAACTGGCTCATCATATTTTACATTCTAACTTAACAAACAAAAAATTTAAGTTTTCAAAAACTTTTGATAAATTAGATTCTTACATAAAAGAACATATAAATTTAAAATATAATAAGTCTTTAGTTAATAAAGAAACGTGGGGAAATATTTATAAACCTAGCGAAATTACAATTCCATTATTAAACATAGATCCAGTGGATCTACGAAACTCTCCAGACTTTACATTATTATATGGTGTAAAAGTTAAAGATTGTTTTGTGCGAATACACTATGAAGATAACAGACGTAAAGGAAGAAGTTGGGATATAGAACTTAAAGATAATATGTTCATTATGTTTCCTTCAACTAATATGTATTATTTAACTAGTAATCAAAAGGATAGTTTAAATTTTGTACAAACTATAACGTATGAATATATCTAATAAAAAATATATGTTAGTTAATTTTCCATACATAAAAAATAATATAAAACATTTTAAAAAATATGCTTATCTAGCACATAAACGTTTTGAATTTAATTACGGCAATAACTCATCAACAGACATGTATAGATATTATAATTGCATAGGTTTATTAATAGGTTCTAAAGAATACTATAAAATGTTTAAAGATATTTTTAAAAACATTAGAAAATTTTCTAAAACTAAAAAACCGTTATGGTTTCAATGTTGGTTAAACTTTCACAAAAAAAATGAATTATTAAAATGGCACAATCATCGTGAATCTTTGTTTCACGGTTATGTTTCTATAGACCCTAAAAACACAGAAACAGTTTTTGAAAAATATACTATAAAAAATAAAGTAGGAAATTTTTATATAGGTCCTTCTTACAATTATCATAAAGTTGTATGTAAAAATAATTATGAAGATGAAAGAATTACAATAGCTTTTGATGTTATCGATGAAACAAAAATTAAAAAACTATATAAAAAATATGGAGAGGTAGATATTAACACAAGTTTTCTACCTATATATTAATGAATTTATCTAATTATTATTGGTATTTTAAATCTGCATTAACACCTAAATTTTGTGATGATGTTATTAAATATGGATTAAAAAATCCTGGAACTGTAGCTAGAACAGGTGACTATGGTGATAAAGAATTAACGAAAGATCAAATTCAAGATATGAAAATAAAAAGAAATTCAGATGTTACTTGGTTTAATGATACCTGGATCTATAAAGAAATACATCCTTATATTCATACTGCCAATAAATCTGCAGGTTGGAATTTTGAATGGGACAGAAGTGAGTCTTGTCAATTTACAAAATATAAACACGGACAATACTATGATTGGCATTGTGATAGTTGGGAAAAAACTTATAAAAAAGCAGGACCAGAAAACGGTAAGATTAGAAAATTATCTGTTACTTGTCAGTTAACCGACGGGTCTGAGTATGAAGGTGGGGAATTAGAGTTTGATTTTAGAAATTATAGCCCACATATGAGAGAAGAAACACAACATTTAAAACAAGCAAAAGAAATTTTACCTAAAGGATCTATTATTGTATTTCCTTCATTTGTTTGGCATAGAGTTAAACCCGTTACAAAAGGAACAAGGTATTCATTAGTTCTTTGGAATTTAGGATACCCTTTTAAATAATATGAATATAGACGAACATTTTAAAACACCTATCTGGTCAGAACAAAAACCAGAATTTTTAAAATCTTTAACTAAAGCTAGTGACAAATATATTAAAGTTGCTAGGACCAAAGATAAAAAAATAATAAAGATGGCTAAAGATTTTGGTTATTCTCATCATTCAACTTCTTTAATATTAGATAATGATTTTTTAGATTTTAGAAATTATATTGGTCAAAAATCTTGGGATTTTTTAGATCATCATGGTTATGATATGAAAAAATATGTAACTATGTTTAGTGAGATGTGGGTACAAGAATTTAGTAAGAATGGTGGTGGACATCATTCAGCACACGTACATTGGAATCAACATGTATCAGGATTTTATTTTTTGAAAGCAAGTGAAAAAACATCCATGCCGGTTTTTCATGAACCAAGAGCTGGAGCTAGAGCTACAAAATTAAAAATGAAACCTGATTTAAAAGATATTCTTAATGGAAATGATCTTGTTCATTATAGGCCTCAACCAGGTACTTTACTTATCTTCCCTGGTTATTTAGAACACGAATTTTCTGTAGATTTTGGATTAGAACCTTTTAGATTTATACACTGGAATATACAAGCTGTACCAAAAGAAATAGCTAAAGATGTTTAAGAAAAATAAATACACAATTATCCGTCAAGCAATACCAAAAGATTTAACAACTTTTGTTGCAAATTATTTTATGATGAAAAAACAAGTTTATGATACTTGTAGTAAAACTAGATTTATCTCACCTTTTGAAACTTTGTTGGGGGAGTATGAAGGTGTGAACAACCAAATTCCAGGTACATATTCACATTACTCAGATATTGCTATGGAAACTTTAATGTTAAGATGTCAACCTCTTATGGAAAAAGCTACTAAATTAAAATTATATCCAGCTTATACCTATGCAAGAATATATAAAAAAGGAGATGTTTTAAAAAGACATAAAGATAGATATTCATGTGAGGTATCTACGACGTTGAATCTAGGTGGTGAGTCATGGCCCATATATTTAGAACCATCAGGAGAAATAAATAGAAAAGGAATTAAGGTTGACCTTAAACCAGGGGATATGCTGATTTACAGTGGTTGTGAATTAGAGCATTGGCGAGAAAAATTCAAAGGCAAAGAATGTATTCAAGCGTTTTTACATTATAACAATCGTAAAACACCAGGAGCTAAAGATAATATGTTTGACAAACGTAAACATTTAGGTCTTCCATCTTGGTTTAAACGATGATATATCCCTATAATGGAGACAGTAATCCACCATACCTACTGTCTCCTTTATAAGGATTTTTATGTTACAAAAACTAGGATTTTTACCAGGATTTAATAAACAGGTTACTTCTACCGGCGCTGAATCACAGTGGACAGGTGGAACTAATGTTCGTTTTAGATATGGTACACCAGAAAAAATAGGTGGTTGGTCACAATTAGGCGATAGCAAACTTACAGGTGCTGCTAGAGGGTTACATCACATGGTTAATAGAGAAGGTATTAAATATTCTCTT